AAGCCGTAAAAATCCTCGACAAGTATATCGAAGACAAAGAGAAGAAGGATCGCCCGCCGATGCTCTTTGTTCTAGATTCACTCGGCAATCTTTCTACAGACAAAGAGATGGCCGACATTGCAGACGGCAAAGACACACGCGACATGACACGCGCACAACTTGTTCGTGGTGCATTCCGTGTTCTTACACTCAAGCTTGGTAAGGCTAAAGTACCGCTCATCGTGACCAATCACGTTTATGATGTAGTTGGTTCGTATGTTCCGACCAAGAAGATGGGTGGCGGTTCTGGTCTTGAGTATGCTGCATCGACCATTCTGTTTCTGTCAAAGAAGAAAGACAAGGACAAGGACGGTAGCGTATCTGGTGCAATCATCACGGCCAATCTCAAGAAGGCTCGTCTGACGATTGAGAACAAGAAGGTCGAAACTCTGCTTGACTATTCTTACGGACTTGATCCATACTACGGTCTTATTGATTTGGCTGAAAAGTTTGGTATCATGAAGAAGGTAGCAAACAAGTATGAAATGCCAGATGGCTCTAAGGCTTTCGAGTCTGTCATTCAATTAAATCCAGAAAAGTATTTTACAAAGGACATCATGGACAAAATTGATGAAGCATGTAAGAATGAGTTTCTTTATGGTAAGTCCAATGTCACAGATACGGAGGAATCTGAATGATTTTAGGTACAGATTTCCGATTCAGTAATGTCTATAATACGGACACAACTGCTATTCAGTTATTGACAGAAGCATACAAAGATGTTATATTTCGTTTTACGAACGTAGGCATTCGTGAAAATCCAGAAGATGGAAATGCCACTCTTCGGTTCTCTTACGAAATACTTTCATCAGGTAAGTTCAAAGAAGAGTTGCTGCGTAAGGATAAGTATTTCGAACAGCATCTTGGTTTGATATTGAATACTTTAATCATAGACATTGCGGAGTTAGATGGTGCAGATAGAGAAAGTTATATTGAAGAATCTGGTGAAGAACGAATCGTTCACGCGAAGGGTTCTGCCATTTCTCAAGAGTGAATACTTCACGAACGAAGTTGAACGTAACATCTTCAACGAAATTCGTGACTTCACTATCAAGTATAACAATCTACCTACCACAGACGCATTGCTGATTGAAGTTGATTCGCTTCGCGGATTGACAGCAGACCAGGCCAGAGACGCATCTACTCTCATCAAAGACCTCAACGCTGATGAAGTCGATACAAATGCAGACTGGCTTCTTGACAGCACCGAAAAGTTCTGTCAAGAGAAAGCAATCTATAATGCAATCATGCAGTCTATCGAAATCATGAACAACAAGGGTGGCACTCTCACAAAGGGTGCCATCCCTGACCTATTGACACAAGCACTTGCTGTCACTTTTGATCCAAATGTCGGTCATGATTATCTTGAAGACTTTGAAGAACGATTCGAATACTATCATCGTGTCGAACACAAGATTCCTTTTGACCTAGATTTCTTCAACAAGATTACCAAGAATGGTTTCAGTCGTAAGACACTCAACATCTTTTTGGCTGGTACTGGTGTCGGTAAGTCTCTGACTATGTGTCATATTGCAGCCGCTTGTTTGGCTCAAGGCAAGAATGTGTTGTATATCACTCTTGAGTTGGCCGAAGAAGAAGTTGCAAAGCGTATTGACGCAAATCTCATGAACATTACGATTGATGACTTGCTTCAACTTCCTCGTGATTTGTATTTGAAGAAAGCTTCCGTTCTCAAGAACAAGGCACAGGGAAAACTTATCGTCAAGGAATATCCAACCGCAGCGGCCTCTACTCTACATTTCAAGGCATTGCTGAATGAGTTGCACTTGAAGAAGTCGTTCAAGCCAGATATCATCTTTGTTGACTATCTCAATATATGTGCATCTTCACGCATCAAGCCTGGCGGTAATGTAAACAGTTACACATACATCAAGTCTATCGCAGAAGAGTTGCGCGGTCTTGCTGTAGAGTTTGAAGTGCCAGTTGTTTCGGCCACTCAGACAAACAGAACTGGCTTTACAAGTTCAGACGTTGGTCTTGAAGATACTTCCGAATCGTTTGGTCTTCCTGCTACTGCTGACTTTATGGCAGCCTTGATTTCTACCGAGCAACTACAAGAACTAAATCAGATAATGGTAAAGCAGTTGAAGAACCGATATTCTGATCCGACTCAGAACAAGAGATTTGTTATCGGTATCGACAAAGCAAAGATGAAGTTGTATGATGTAGAACAATCCGCTCAGATAGATATTGTTGATAGTGGTCAAGTTCCACAGACAAATAGTTCAAAAGATAAGTTCAAAAGTCTAAAGGTGTGACATGACAAGCGACAAGATAGAACTAAGGCAAAAGTTCAAAGAAGTAAGCACGGATGATCCCAAGGAGATGACCGACGAAGACTTTGAGATTATATGGGCAAAAGAGTGTATGTTATTTTATGGTCGGATATTGACTGGAGAAAAACGACACTATTGTCCTGAGTGGGACTTTATGCCGATAGACGAAACTTGTGAATTTGAATTTGAAGCCTGCAACTGCTATCTGGAGAAAAAGAATGGATAACTACTACGTTCTGCCACTTGAAGTCAATTCCGATTTCATCTGGTGCGTCATGGAAAACAAGACCGAGCAACTGATTAAGGCTTTTGAGTTCGAGGAAGATGCATTAGACTATGCTAATTTTCTGGAATCAGGCGGTGCCTTTGACGGATTCACTCCGACGTTTGTACTACGGGAAGTTGTATTCGCACGGAATGTCAACGCCGACTTCTCCGACTTCATTTCTGCTTAAAACTCGGTAGGAATGGGCTGGAAAAGCGACTGACCAGCGGGTAGTACGGATATATCTGGCTGGATCCACCCGCTCCAGCCCTCTCCTCCTGCGTCTGGACCGACCTCAATAAAATCAATCACTTAGCCGAACGACAAATCAAGCACTTAGCCCATGCTCTGGATGCATAGCAGGTATGCAAAAGGAACCCTTGAAAAACCGACTTGCCATCCCCATCTATAGTGTATGAGACGATCCAACGACTATCAGCCAGACATGCGTTCCGTGCATAGCAGGGTTGCGTTTGCTGCTCTTGATAATCTGATCGACCGACACTATATTATGAGTATGAGAAAGAGAGAGCCGATGACCTTTGATGAAGCCGTTGAGATTGTGAAGAACTATACTGGTTGCGGTAACCTTCTACTCGACGGTCTTGAGCAGATCAAGCATGAAATGCAGCAGGAAGACGCCGATGACTGGCTTAGCCAGCGTGAGAAAGCAGCTTATCGCCTCATCTGCGCCAAAATGCGTCCCCTCTTCTTTGGAGAATAACATGACCCTTGCTGAATACCTTGCCGCCCTCAATGCTGAAAAGCTGGCTTGGATCGCCGAAGATCCAGACAATCGTTGGACGGGTCTCTATGTCGAGGAACTTGATTTCTGGACCGAGATGGGTGTTACCACCGTGCGTGACTTCAAGCGTTACGAAAACGAAACCTTGTTCTGGGAAATGTATAAGGAAGTAGTTGGTTTCCGTCCGCGTCATATCGACGTAAAGTCAATGTCGGATGCTGAACTGGAAGATTATCTGGATTACCTCGGTAAGCAGATGGCAGCCCAGATCGCCGCTGACGCTGAGTGGCAAAAGCAGGAAGAAGAATATCGCCTTGAAGAAGAGGCAAAGCGGGCCGCGTGGCTTGCTGAACAGCCTGAGACCATTGACTATGTGGCTCACAACTATCAGGAAGGTTGGCTCTAATGTTTAAGCGTTTCATTAGTTGGTTCAAGATCCGTTTCATCTTTTCGGACCAGCAACTAATGGATGCCGTCGATATGGTCGACCGTGTTGATCCTAATCTGCTCAATGATGAAAATCTTTGGCAACAAGCCCAGAGTGCGCGGATCTATATCATCAGAGAATTGATCCGTCGCGGTCACTATGAATACATCATATAATAAGGATTTAGGAATGCTTAGATTTCTGCTCGGTATGGTTCTCGGCGCTTCGGCCACGACTGGACTTGGACTCCAGATGGTTATGGGTGCAATCGGTCTCGGTCTTATGGCTTGGGGCTTCTATGTGATGTATATGAACGGAGAGTTAATGAGTGACTAACACCTGCCTGCATTTCGTTGGTTTCAAGGATGAGAGATATCTGGCTGCCGTGCGTTTGTTCGGGCAGCCAGATTTCATTCATCCTGGTTGGGATCTCCGTGCTTTTCGTGAGATTGCACCAGGCGATACGGTTGTGTTTGCAAATGGCGATCATACACAGGCGCCGCGTAATAAGTCTTACAGTGACATAAAGGAACCCAATGTTTAGAGTGCAAAAGGAAGAATATCATACTGGTTTTCAAATGATCTTTGAAAATGGTTGGACGGTATCGGTTCAGTTCGGTCGTGGAAACTATTGTAAGAATCGTTCCATGAAATTTGTTGGACAAGAACCTGTTTACAAATCGCCCGATGCCGAGGTTGCTGCATGGGATGAGAACGGTGTGTGGTATCGGTTTGATGAGGGCGATTCCGTGAAGGGCTGGTGCAAGCCTGACGAGGTCGCCGACTTCATCGCTAAGGTAAAGGCATTCTAATGAAAATCAACATTCGCGGTAAGACTTCGGCCATGTGTAAGGCCGAAATCAAGTTTGCTACAATCTTCTTTGCTCAGTATATCATGAGCAAGAGACTGCTAGAAAATATTCAGGTCGATATCTGCTTTGAGAAACAAGGCAAGTATGCACAGGGTCATTGTTTTTCTTATGATGATGGTCCGCGCCCGCGAATGTTTGAAATCGGTATCAATTCAAAACTGTCCCGATACAAGATGCTGCAATGCCTCGCGCATGAGATTGTCCATATGAAGCAATATGCGAAAGGCGAGTTGCGACACGAACTAATCACAGCCAAGTGGCAGGGCAAGACCTACAAGATTACCAATTCTTTCGAGGACTATCTAAACTGGCCTTGGGAAATTGAAGCGTATGGTCGCGACCGTTCGCTATATCTGCTCTATTCTTGTGTCCTGAAACAGGAAAAGATTAAGTTCAAGCACGGGTATCCTTATATTCGTGGAAAACGTCTGACAAAAAAGATGTTGACATCCTTCAAGACAACTGCTAAGATTTGACCATGATGACAAATGATTGGAAACCGAACGTTGGCGATCTGCTGCATGTCCGTACTGAATATAAGTATGGTTGTCGGCATGACATTCTCATCAAGAGTGGAAGGGTAGTGAAAAGTGAGCGATACGATCCAAAAAATACTTTTCGTCTATACACTGGCAATCCTCAGTATCCCGTTTCTATCATCGCATTGGAACGAGTCACTGGTGTTAAGATTCGCAAAGGTGCAGCATAATGGTTAGGTCATATGAAGTAGATTTTTCTGTAGTTGACAACCGCGTCGGCTTCATGCTATATTGCTTTGAAGAAGATGATTGCATCTGGGAACAGTTTTTCCTGGACAGCGATGATGCACACAAGACTGGTCATCGTTTTCTTGATGGCTGTTACATCAGAGGCTTTCCTGTTGATCAGGTAGCATAAATAAAGTTCAATGGCTCCGTAACTCAACTGGATAGAGTGTCAGACTTCTAATCTGAATGCTGGGGGTTCAAGTCCCTCCGGAGTCGCCAATTAAAGTATAATGGAGAAAGTGAATGTCCGCACCAAAGACTAAATCTGCTTACACCTCAAAGGGTGAGCGTGAAGCAAATCGACAGATTTCTAAGGCCATCAAGCGTGATCGGTCTGCTATTGTAAAGTGGACAATCTTACAGAAGGCTTGGTTGAAGGGTAAGAATCCTTGGTTGTCTGTTCCAAATGAGAACACGGCCGATACTCGCGCACGGTTCGTTCGCGTCCGCGCAGATACATATTGGGGTGATCCTCGCAAGGGATTCATTCACGGGTCAAGCAAGGACTAAAATAAAGCCCCTTTAGCCCAGCGGTAGAGGCAGAGGACTTAAAATCCTTCAAGGGTCAGTTCGAATCTGACAAGGGGCACCAACTCGCGCCTGTAGCATAGCGGTTAATGCTGACGGCTCATAACCGTCCGATCCTCAGTTCGAATCTGAGCGGGCGCACCAAAACAAAGGAAGTAAAATGAAAACGCCAAAGACTAAAGCGAATGATACAGTCAAGGAAGTTCCTCTAAAAATTAAAGAAGAGAAGATTGATCCTGTTGTTGTTGTTTCTGAATATGTGTCAACAGACAAGACACTCAAAGCAGTCATAAAGCAAAATCGTCTAACATCTTTGTATGAGATCGACTTCTACAAAGACAAGAAGATTGTCGCAACGGAATCATATGCGTTCCATACTCGCAGATATCACGAAGATGCTGCTGAGAATTATGTGAACGGCATTAAAAAGCTTTGATATAACGGCGTGGGTGTTGGTACACGGGAGGGCCTTATAATCCCTTTAGCACTAGATGAGTGTTCTTGACTTGGTTCGAATCCAAGCACGCCGACCAAATTTGAGGTAACATGAAACCTACTTATCTTGATTGTCTTATGCACAATCATTATTACAAAGATGACTTTAATTATAAAGAGGGCTGGGGCACACCTAAAGAAGAGTGTGATGAAGGTCTGTTGAACGACATTTGCGATTATTTCTTTCGTAGAATGGAAAGAGAGAATATAGTCAATGGTGCAGAGTCAATAACATGGGGACCAATCATTGAAACCCATAAAGAATATGCTATGGCTCTTATCAATAAAGACATACCAAAAGTTCATAATACATTAAAAAACTTATGTAATTCTCCCTTAACTAGAGGCATCTTTGGTGGAGATTTGTTGTATGAGTTCTATAAGAAGAACAAGCACGACAGAGCAATGTATGTTTTTGGTGTATTCGACAAACTTCTGTCTATATGTGAAGCTAATGGTCTAATTCCATGCTTCAATCCAGAAGACCATGAATATATAAAGATTGCATACCAAAAGCCAGAACATTTTCTAGACTTGCTTGCCAAGCACTACAAGTTTGATATATCTGCTCCGAAATATGCTGGTGGCAATCTTGGAATAAACACAGACTTTGGACTTTATAATCAGCGTGATATGTTTGCATTGTATATCGCATTGAATGTAGTAAACAAATGTCAAGATAAAAACTTGAGAATATGTGAGATTGGTGGAGGTGCAGGACATCTGGCATTCTATTTGCATAGACTAGGATTTAGAAATCTGACTATCGTGGATCTTCCTACAGTATCTACTGTTCAGATGTATTTTCTAGGCACAAACTTGTGTCGATACAATGGAATAAATTTTATGTGTACCGAAGATTTCGATGGCAACTACGACTTGATTATCAATGCCGATAGTTTCATTGAAATGAATAGAGAGTCGGCCAGTCGATATTTGAACCTGATTAAAGAAAACGGCAGACATCTGATTTCACTAAATCAAGAAACTGGACCTCATCAATTTGGTGAAGCAGGATTTAGAGTTTGTGACATAACAGATATGCCAAGAACAACTAGGCATATGTCATGGATTCGTAAGGGTTGGGTCTATGAGGAGTATCTAGGAAATAAAGCGAGAGTGACGGAATAGGTATACGTATCAGTCTCAAAAACTGAGTTTTGTGGGTTCGAGTCCCACCTTTCGCACCAAACAACAAAATGACATATTGGGAAATATACTACGGTAAATGTAAAGAGAAACCGAATGGATCTCCAGAATGTCATGCTTATTGTAAATTATGTAATGGTCTTAATTGGAAACCACTAGGACCAAAAACTTACGAAGAACTGCTAAATTTTCACAGGACACTTGACAAATTGACTTCCTTGTGATATAAATAGAATACAGAGTTAGAAAGAACGGAAATGAAATCGCATTATTGCCCAATTACGAATAATCAATTTGAAGGTCGCCCAGCATGGGCAGACGCGAGGGGTTCTATGCTTTAAGTCTTACGGATAGACTTAGTTTCTTAGAACCCCGAAGCCAAAAGTTTCGGGGTTCTTCTTTTTGAGTTATGCGTCTAGAACATAGCAGTTATGCAAAAATAAAAGTTGACTTCCTGGTTCTGAACTGCTATATTGTGTTTGTAAGTTGATTGAAAGAGTTTCCTAGCTGCGGGATAAGCAGCACCGCTGATTAACATTGTTAAGTTCCTTTTTCCTAGTGATATCAAAAACTAGGCGTACCGAATGACGAGACATCGGTGAGATTACTACGATTCGGCGTAGCCTCACATTCTATTATCACAGACACATGGTGCTGTTCCTTAAGTTGGGTAAGAATGCTTCGGCAAATCGTCATCATGTGTCTTTGATAATAGAATATTGGATAGTAGCTCCAGCGGTAGAGCGCCTCGCTGTTAACGAGGATGTCCTTGGTTCGAATCCAAGCTATCCAGCCAATTCACGGTTCGTTAGAATTAGTGCGATTAAAGTAACGAGTCGGCAGGATGCATACTGTGACCGATCTTCGCCGTGATAATAATTTGCGCCAGTAACTCAGTGGTAGAGTAGCGGTCTCTTAAACCGAATGTCGTGAGTTCGATTCTCACCTGGCACACCAATTAGAATGTAGTGTGGGTAGTAGGGCCAACTGTAAAATGGAAACCCCGATCAGCAACTCGCGTAAAAATACATTACATTCTAACTAAACAAACGGTCTTGTAGTGAATGGATATCACACCTCTCTGTCTAAGAGGAGAAGCGAGTTTGAGCCTCGCCAAGATCGCCATATATAAGAACTGGCAGCAGTCGGTGAAGCAGTATTGTGAAGTGCTGTGGAGAGTGTCAGTTCTTATAAACAAGTATAACGGAGTGTGGCTCAGTCTGGTAGAGCATTCGCTTTGGGAGCGAAGTGTCGTGGGTTCGAATCCTACCACTCCGACCAATTTGACCGATTAGTGTAACGGTAGCACAGGAGAAGTCCGAGACATCGAAAGATGGAGTAGGCGTCAAATGCTCCAGAGCGGTTCAATTCCGCACAGGTCACCAAGTCGCTGGATTACTATAGAGACGGACGGTGCACTCTGTCTCTTGTGCGTACCAGTAGAGGCGCCGCGCACCCCTCTATAAAAACGCGGATGAAATTCAAATGTAGAGCATCGGTTCTAAGAACCGTAGTTGACTATATACTCTAGAAGGAGTATTATAATGGCAGCAACTTTACATAGTCAAACAAGAAGACTTTCGGATGAACAAGTTTTCGTTGAAAATTCACAGTATGCTCGGCATCATATCAAGCGCCGTGTCATAGAACAACAGATGATTCCTTACCGTTGTGCATCTTGTGATAATGACGGTACTCATAATGGTAGACCTCTTGTTTTACAACTTGATCATATGAACGGCGTGAATGATGACAATAGATTAGAGAATCTCCGCTTTCTCTGTCCTAACTGTCATTCACAAGAAGATACATATGCAGCAAAGAATAGAAAGAATGCTGCACGAAAACCTAAAAAATATTGTTAATATCAGTGTAGTGTAGTGGTAACACGTTGATCTCCAAAATCAAAATCCAGGGTTCGAATCCTTGCACTGGTGCCAATAAAATGGGCGTGGTAGAAGTCCACTGTATGGGTTGTTGACCCTAGCCCGTTTAGAAGAACGGTAACAGACCGCGAATCTGTGAGAACATGTGTGTATCGCAAACATACATTAAGTATCCCTATGATAAAAATGCTGGTCTCCGTTAAGAGCGGGCAGCAGGGAGCGTTCTTCTAACTCAATTCAAGAAACGTGCCCTTTACGGTTGAAATAAACTAGGGTGTTACTGAATGATTTTCTCTCTTCGGCCGATTAAAGAGAGACCGTTAAATAAGTAACCGTTTGCCTGACTGCGATAGTGACAGGAGCTATTAATAGGGCCCTTAGTGATAATGGGAGCACATCGCCTTTGCACGGCGAGGGTAAGAGTTCGATTCTCTTAGGGTCCACCAATAATGATCTGACTACGTAGCAGCAGTGCGCGTCATGAATGTCAGACAGTCAGTCGAATAACTGTGAGATTGACATCAAGTTTGATCTGTCACCATCGCACAGGACGCCGTTCGCTTGAGAACGGAATAACGTTACTGTGAATGTGTCGCCAAGTTACAGACGACATTCGAGCCGACCGCGTGAGGCTCAGCAAGTTTTGGGTAGGTAAAGCTAGTGGTTCTAGCAGTGGGTCTGTAAAACCCATCCTTAAAGGGAGTGGATCGTAACCGCACCTGCCCACCAAATTACCCGTCTTTCTAGATAAGACAGGGGAGACCTAATAGGCCCAACATGAGGGAAAGCCTATGAATACAGGATTGCTGACTCTGTTCGCGAAAGGGCTTAACCTGTAAGGTGTAACGAATATAGTAACCGCCGTAGGCCGTGGCGGTATATAAATCCGAGACTATATGTCTGTCGGGGTTGACCGTCCTTTCAGTGGGACCAGCGAAACGGTTCACAATTCAATGCCCATTAGCTCAATGGTAGAGCGCTCGACCGATAATCGAGTTACAGTAGTTCGATTCTACTATGGGCAACCAATTGCCATAAGCTAGGCGCCATAGCGAACTGGCAGTAAACAGGCTACACCCTTTCCCTCGCGCGGGGTGTCCGCATAAGCGTTTGCGTGGTTAGTCTGGGGTAAGAGTCCCAAGCTTGGAGGGATGAATTTATTTCTAGCATAGCCTGGGGCGGTAGGTGCACACTACCAAAGTACTTGTATTTTGATAGTGACTACCAAAGTACGGTTCAAATCCGTCGCTAGAAGCCAGTTTATTGGGAGATCGTCTAACGGCAGGACGTTGGATTTTGATTCCAACTATCTAGGTTCGAATCCTAGTCTCCCAGCCAATTGAACCCTTAACTCAGTGGTAGAGTAGCGGGCTTTTAATCCGTCTGTCCTGGGTTCGAATCCCAGAGGGTTCTCCATGGAGCATTCGACTATCGGTTAGGTCACATCCCTTTCAAGGATGAGAGACGGGTTCGACTCCCGTATGCTCTACATTGAAGTCCTCAGGATACTATATAGTATGTAAACCCTATTGTATCCTGAGGCTTCCTAATGTTCTATACTATCTACAAAACAACAAATCTGGTAAACGGTAAGTTCTATATCGGTAAACATAAGACCAAAGACTTGGATGATGGATACATGGGATCAGGCAAAATACTGAAACATGCCATCTCCAAGTATGGTCTTGATAACTTTCATAAAGAGATTCTTCATATATGTAAAGATGAAGCTCATATGGATTTGTTAGAAAGTATTCTTGTAGTTCCTGATGTTGAAACAAACTATAATCTATGTGAAGGTGGCAAAGGTGGTTGGAGTTTCATAAACGCACAGCCAGAGATTCGTCAAAAGAGACGGGAGCATGGCAAATCGCGTCCTCTAGAACACTTCAAACGAATGGGTAAAGCTAATGCCGAAAACACATCTCGTAGGATGAAATCTCTTCATGCCGAAGGTAAAATTCGATATGATACTTGGAAAGGCAAAAAACATACCGACGAACAAAAACAAAAGCTTTCTGCCATCATGAAAGAAAAGCAGAAAGGATCTAAAAACTCTCAATATGGAACATGTTGGATTACAAATGACCGAGAAAACAAAAAGATCAAACGCCAAGACCTCAATGCGTGGATCGAACAAGGATACAGACAAGGTCGTGTCTAATCCATTTACCATCACATCACTATCAGAAGTTGGCGCTAAGTCTATTAAGCGACTCTATGAGAAGATGGGTTATAAACATGTATCTATAAAATACGATAACAAGAAAGAAGTATATACTAATACATTCAAGTAATATTGCGGGTTAGAGAAGCGGTCATCTCGCTTGGCTCATACCCAGGAAATCGTCAGTTCGAATCTGGCACCCGCTACGCTGCATTAGTTTAATGGTAAAACATCGGTTTGTGGAGCCGATTACAGTGGTTCGATTCCACTATGCAGTACCATTGCCCTTTCGTCTAACGGCAGGACTCTGGCCTCTGACTCCAGCAATTGTGGTTCGAATCCACGAAGGGCAGCCAATTAGGAGAAAACATTATGAACAAGATTATTGGATTTACATGTTCTACGTTTGATTTGTTTCATGCTGGTCATGTTGCGATGCTAGAAGAAGCAAAGCAGCAATGTGATTGGTTAATTGTTGGACTACAAGTGGATCCTACAATTGATAGACCAGAGAAAAACAAGCCAGTTCAAAGTTTGATTGAAAGGCAATTGCAAGTAAGAGCCTGCAAGTTTGTTGATGAGATTATTGTATATTCTACAGAAGCAGAATTGCTTGATATCCTAAACATGCTGCCTATAGATGTTCGCATACTTGGTGAAGAGTATAGAGGCAAGACATTCACAGGATATAAAATCTCAAAGATGAAATACCATTTTAACAAGCGCGAACACAGTTTTAGTTCATCAGAGTTAAGAAGAAGAATTGCTGTTGAACATTTTAAAATAAATCCGGAGACGTAGCAAAACGGTTAATGTACGGGACTGCAAATCCTTGAGGTGCCAGTTCGAATCTGGCCGTCTCCTCCAAAGCACTCGTAGCGCAACTGAATAGAGCATCGGTCTACGAAACCGAAGGTTGGTGGTTTGAGTCCATCCGAGTGCGCCAACTATATACTAAAAGTGGAGGGCGTAACCACTATAAGAAATTGGAAGGTTGGTAGAGTGGTCTATTGCACTCGCCTTGAAAGCGAGAGGTCCGAAAGGATCCGTGGGTTCGAATCCTACACCTTCCGCCACTCAAAAGGAAAACGTTATGATTAGAAAGCAACTAAACATCGAAGAAGTCAAGGCATTCATCAATGCACAAACACCTGAAACAAAGGTGTATCTAGGCGGCGACTCTGAACGTTTCCAGATTGACGGTGTTTGGTATGCAGACTACATCAACGTTGTTGTTGTCCATAAGAATGGAAAGAACGGTTGTAAGGTGTTTGGTGGAATTGTTCGTGAAAGGGACTATGATCAGCAAAAGGATCGTCCACGTATGCGTCTTATGAATGAAGTCATGAAGACCGCTTCCCTTTATATGGAATTGCATGATGTATTGGAAGACCGTGAGGTTGAAATTCATCTTGACATTAACCCAAATAAAGAGTATGGTAGTTCTTGTGTGATCAACGAAGCAGTTGGATATATTCGCGGTATGTGTAACATTGTACCACTTGTAAAGCCAAATGCATGGGCAGCATCTTACTGTGCTGACCGTTACAAGGATGCAATTCAACATTTGCCTAAGGAAGATAAGGTAGCATGAAGAAGATTTTCGTTATGATGGCGGCTCTGGTTGCAATGACTGGAGTTGCTAAAGCCGAAGATGTAATCATCACGGTCGATGTCTCGGATCAAATCATGTTAGTAGAAACACCAACGGACTATTATGAGTGGAATGTTTCTACTGGGCGAAAGGGATACAATACTCCTCGCGGTGTATTTCAGCCGTATCATATGACCAAGATGCACTATTCTCGCAAGTATGATAATGCGCCGATGCCAAACTCTATCTTCTTCCTTGACGGATATGCAATACATGCAACGGATGCAATAAACAACTTAGGGCGCCCAGCATCTCACGGCTGCATCCGTCTGCACCCGCAGAATGCAAAGTGGCTATATAGAATTGTCAGCGAGTACGGTAAGGAAAACACGACGATTATTATACAGAATTAGGACAGATGGCCGAGCGGCCGAAGGCACCTCACTGCTAACGAGGCATACCCTAATAAGGTATCGTGGGTTCAAATCCCACTCTGTCCGCCAATATAGGAGAAACAAATGAGTAAAGACTGTGGTTGCGGTCGTAGTCCAGATGGCAAGTGTTGCGGTTGGCATAACTTGACAAATGAACAATATGATGCTAAGAAGAAAGAATATGAAAATAAGCAATTGAACGAATCAGCACCTCAATTGTTGAAAGGTTGAAATGGAAAAAACTACTTACTGTTTTGATGTTGATGGTACACTGACTCCTAGTCGTTCTCTAATGGACGAAGAGTTTCGCAAAGAATTTGTTGAGTTTGCAAATAAGCATGATGTATGTCTTGTTACAGGCTCAGATTATCCAAAGACATTAGAACAAGTAGGTCAAGAAGTTATTGATTCGTGTTCGTTTATATTCAATTGCTGCGGCAATGAAGTTCGTTCAAAAGACAAAGTTAGATATCAGTCTACGTGGAAAGCGGGCGGTATCTTGTTCATGACTTTGGAATATGAAAAGCGCAAGAGTGGCTTTAACATTCGTACTGGCAAACATTCTGAGATGAGAACAGGAATGGTCAATTTCTCAGTCGTTGGTCGTAATGCAGACAAAGCACAAAGAGCCTTGTATGTCGAATGGGACAATGCAACAAATGAACGAGTGCAAATTGCGGAACGTATCAGAAAACTATTTCCTGAACTAGATTGTACTATTGCTGGTGAGACTGGACTTGATATCTATCCAAAAGGAAAAGATAAGTCTCAAGTGAAGGATTGGATAGAAAACAAACTGGTATTTTTTGGCGACAAATGCGAGAAAGGCGGAAACGATTATCCTCTTGCAAAAGTGGCCGATGTAGTGTATAATGTAAAAAATTGGGAAGAGACAAGAAAAATTCTGGCTGCCTTGGTATAGCTGGTGCGTACATACGCCTGAAGAGCGTGGGGACTCTGTTCGATTCAGAGAGGCAGCACCATTAATGCGTCTTGGGAGGTGTTGGCAATCTCATCGGTCTCATAAGCCGAACAACCCAGTTCGAAACTTGGAAGACGCACCAATCGCGGGTATAGCACAGGGGTAGTGCGTCTGCTTGCCAAGCAGAAGGTCATGGGTTCGATCCCCATTGCCCGCTCCAATTTATAAATAATGAAAGACCAATCACGGTCTAATGAGGTAATAACATGCTAAACACAATTGTAGTTCTTATTCTAGTTGCAGCCGTTCTTTGGGTAGGCTGGGAACTTTGGCAGAATGGTTGGGATGTAAAGAAGGCAATCGGCGCCGTTGTGGCCGCTGGTGCTGCATGGTGGGTTTGGGCTCACGATGCTGTGACTTCACTTACGTCAGGACTTTGACATAAAGGCGCTGATCCGTCGCTTCTAATAACGGATCAATAATTCAGCCGATTAGTTCACTGGTAGAACACCTCGTTTACACCGAGGGTGTAGGGAGTTCGAATCTCTCATCGGCTACCATTAACGCTAGTCCAGAAAACTAGCGTATTATAAATACTCCATAAGGAGTATAAAATGGCAAAAGCATATAATCCAGTAAATAGATTTGGTCCTAGGAAATCAAACGACGAGATATTTGTTATCGATAGCACATATGCTAGACATAATCTTAAGCGTAGACTTTTGCAAGAAAACCTGCTACCATATAAATGTTCGTCGTGTGGAATAGGCAATGTGTGGAATAACAAAGAACTAGTTCTTCAGTTAGATCATATAAATGGTAAGAATAACGATAATAGACTTGAAAACTTACGATTCATTTGTCCGAATTGTCACACACAAACGGAAACATTTAGTTGTAAGAAAAAAAGATAAGCGGATATGGCGAAATGGCAGACGCACCAGTCTTAGGAACTGGCGGAGTAATCCATGGGGGTTCAAGTCCCTCTATCCGCACCAACTATGCCTCTATAGTATAAAGGTAGTACACGGCTTTGGTAAAGCCGAGACACAGGATCGATACCTGTTAGAGGCACCAGATAAATAATCAAATGCTGGCTTGGCTGAACGGCTGAAGGCAACGGTTTTGTAATCCGTCGGAGTAATCCCATTGCAGGTTCGAATCCTGTGGCCAGCACCATTTCTTGTGAGCAAACTATGATATATGATGGAATATTTTTTGTTAATCATGCACTGAAAGTCAATCAACTTTCAGTATATAATGAAGAAGAGCGTTTCAATCAGACTATCGAAACAATCGATTCTATTAACAAGTATTGCCCGAACAATCAAGTATTCATTTTCGATTCTTCTCCAGAACGTCCCAATGTAGAATACTTCCAGGAACTTAGCGATAGAGGCGTAATTGTCTTTTACACTGGTGATGAATCAGATGTTAAGAGATTTTCTCAGTTGGGCCAGCGAAGCATCGCAGAATGCATCACGTTTCTGTATTTCCTCAACTGGTTTCAAAAGCAAGACTTCAAATCAAAACGCATCTATAAACTCTCTGGTCGTTACAGACTGAACGACAACTTTATTGTTGATAGAGAAGATTTCAAAGATGCTTTTGTATTTGCAACGGCTCTTGATTCGTGGATGCCTAAGCACAGACAAGATAGTATTGGAGCGCATAAACTATTCCGTCTTCGTTGCTGGCACATGGACTACACTCTGCTTGACACCTTTCAACTAAATCTTTCCAAAATACTTCAAGACTGTGCTACACACGGAATAGATGTTGAGCATTCTTACTATAAAAACTTGCATACATATAAGACGATTGAACTTGACAAAATTGGTGTATGTGGTAATATAGCACCAAGTGGAGATTACATTGATGAGTAAAACGGTATTGATTACAGGCGGTGCAGGCTTTATTGCACATCATGTTGTGGACTTGTTTCTGCAAAAGACAGATTGGAATATCATCACGCTAGACAGGCTTGATTATTCTGGCAATCTTAATCGACTACATGAAGTTATTGATCCATATCCCTACGAAATACAAAAGCGCGTTCGGACAGTCTTTCATGATTTGAAGGCTGAACTGAATCCTCTTGTGCAAAACTTTATTGGCAAGGTAGATATCATTCTACACTTGGCCGCAGCATCACACGTAGATAGGTCAATCACACATCCTCTTGAGTTCATCACAGATAACATCATGGGCACGGCCAATCTGCTGGAATATGCCCGCAAGTTGGATCATCTAGAAATGTTTCTGTATTTCAGCACCGATGAAATCTTTGGTGTTGCGCCTCCTGGTGTCGCTTACAAGGAACGTGATCGCTATAACTCGACCAATCCATATTCAGCATCAAAGGCTGGTGCAGAAGAACTGTGTGTTGCCTATGAAAACACATACAAGATGCCTATGATGATCACTCACACTATGAATGTGTTTGGTGAACGTCAGACACCAGAAAAGTTTATTCCACTTTGCATCAAAAAGGTCTTGCATGACGAGACTGTGACCATTCATGCTGATGCAACAAAGACAAAGGCAGGTTCGCGCTTCTACGTACATGCGCGTGATGTGGCTGATGCTCTGCTGTTCCTTTTGCAGAACAATCCTCAGCTTAAACCTGATTATGGTCTAGCAAAGTGTCGCAAGTTTAATATCGTTGGCAAAGAAGAAGTAGACAATCTATCTCTCGCTAAGATGATTGCATCTGCTCAAGGTAAGGAACTAAAATATGAAATGGTTGACTTCCATACATCCAGACCAGGGCATGATTTACGTTATGCTTTATCCGGTGATCTTATGCGTTCTCTCGGCTGGGAACCTCGCGTGGCTCTTAGTGATAGAATTAAAGAAGTTTCTGATTGGTATGTAAATAACACCAAGTGGTTAGGAATGTAAGATGGAAAACTGTGTAGAAATCAAAGAATGTATTGCTTGTGGTGGCACACATCTAGAACCTTTACTCGACTTAGGTGTTCAACCACTGGCTAACTCGTTTCTAAAGAGTCCGACAGATTCAGAAGACAAGTTTCCTCTTGCGACAAACTATTGCTCATATTGTTATCATGTACAGTTGACACACAAGGTCAATCCTGACTTGCTGTTCAAGAACTATCTGTATGTGTCTGGTACGGCTAAGACTCAGTTAGATTACTTTGATTGGTTCGCTAAGTTTGTTATAGAAAATCATAAAGCCGAACGAGTATTAGACATTGGCTGTAATGATGGTTCACAACTTGATGCATTTAAGAGATATGGCGTATTGACTTTCGGCGTTGATCCCGCAACCAATCTTCATGTAATTAGTTCGCGCAATCATCATGTTCATTGTGGTTACTTCGATAAGAATTATCCAACAACTGATTTTGGTGCTGTAATCTGTCAGAATGCATTTGCTCATAACTATAATCAACTAGAGTTTCTAGAGAATATGGGAAAAGTTGTATCGCGTGATGGTTATATCTACATCACAGTTTCTCAGGCCGATATGATTGTAAATATGGAGTTTGACACAATATATCATGAACATCTTTCTTTCTATAACATTCGCTCAATGAATGAACTGTGTAAGAGGGCAAGGTTGAACTTGATTGATGTTGTAAGACATCCAATTCACGGCACAAGTTATATCTTTATCATCTCAAAAACTAAAGCAAGACCTTCTTACATTCAACTTCTTATGGAAGAAGAAAAACTTAAAGGTCTGTATGATGAACATGTCTACAAAGAGTATGTCGAGAACAGCAAGGAAGTCATTAGTGAGTTTGCTTCTCATATTGAGGCCCTTCGTAAGACAATGAAGGTTATTGGCTATGGCGCACCAGCAAAAGGTAATACTCTGCTAAATGCTTCTAAGATTGAACTCGACTATATCGTTGATGATAATCCTATGAAGCAGGGACTCTACACACCAGGTATGCACATTCCTGTATATGGTTCAGAAGTCTTACAGAAAGAAAATCAAGACGTTGCATTTGTTCCTCTTGCATGGAATTTCTATGATGAAATACACAAGAAGATTAAAACACTCAGACCTGATAACAAGGACATGTTTCTAAGATATTTCCCATTTGTATATTGCGAGGGACTAAATAATGAATACGATTGAAAAACTTTTTGATGAAACCGAAAAGCCATCTACAAAGTGGTCTGGATACTTTGATGTATATGAAAAGCATCTTGGCAAGTTTGTAGGCAAAGCACCAAAGATTTTGGAGATTGGTGTTCTTGGCGGCGGTTCAATAGAATTATGGCTGAAATACTTCGGAGAAGGAACTAAAGTCATAGGCGTAGACATTGATCCAAGATGTCTACAATACAAATATGATGGTGATGCGACTGTTGTTATGGGAGATCAAGGTTCGATTGAGTTCTGGGAAAGTTTAATGTCAGAACATAACGACTTTGATATCGTCATTGATGATGGTAGCCATGTCATGCACCATCAAATCATTACACTTCAACAAACATTTCCGCATTTACGGGAGGGCGGAGTTTATATTTGCGAAGACACACATACGAGTTACTGGCCGAAATGGGGTGGAGAGTTTAGAAAAGATTCGTCTTTTCTTTCTTACTCACAGACTATAACTGACGTTGTGAATCAACAGCATTTTCAAAACAGGATTGATGAAACTGTGCTAAAGACATTTCATAATCTGTACTCCGTTTCGTTCTATAACAGTATGGTTGTCTTAGAAAAGGAGGCACTCAAGCCTTTCGTGATTAAGGATAATTCCAAAATCACGTTCAAAATAGGATAAGGAACCATATATGAAATCATTAGTAACTTTATTGGCTGGATTGATGTTATTCATCAGCCCAGTCGAAGCAAGTATTGCTTCATGGTACGACTGTGCAACACCTGGACAGTGCAGTAAGAGTAAAAGAACCGCCAATGGCGAGAAGTTTAACCCCAATGCGCTGACAGCAGCACACAGAACATTACCATTCGGCACAAAAGTTCGTGTCACATATAAAGGTAAATCTGTTATCGTTAGAATCAATGACCGCGGTCCGTTTATTAAGGGCCGTACGATTGATTTATCAAGAGCCGCAGCCCGCGCAATAGGTTGTCATGGCGTTTGTAAAGTGGAGATTAAGGTGGTAGGATAATAAATAGTCGTATCACTTATGGGAGACTAAAATGGAAGAACTTCATAACGCACTAAAGATTGTTCTGGCCGATACATTTACCATGTATCTAAAGACACACTCTTTTCACTGGAACGTAATTGGACCTAATTTTCCTCAGTATCACGACTTCTTCGGTGATCTATACGGAGAATTACATGGTGCAGTGGATCCTATTGCGGAACAGATTCGCGCTGTGAACTCTTTCGCTCCCAGTTCACTAGACAGAATCAAGGAACTTACAAGAATTGAGGAATCTGATACCATTCCGACAGCAGAAAGAATGTTTCAACTTCTAATCAATGATAACAATATCATCCTTGATGCACTCAAACAAGCATACGATCTTGCAGATAAAGAAGGCGAACTTGGTCTTGCCAACTTCCTACAAGACCGTATGGATATTCACAAGAAGCACGGTTGGATGCTTCGTGCTACAGCAGGTATGAAGTCCTAAACTCTAGGCAATATGCCTTCTGAGATAGGCATCCATCCTTTACTCTCACTATGAGGCCATACAATCCATTTGTATGGCTTCTTTTTTGTTTCAAACTCTCTCCAGATATTATGAAACTCGCTAGTATTCTCTATATCGTTAATAAGTCTTTCAATTTCATGTTTATCTGCATCTTGTCTATAGAGTTCGTTATCGTCTTCATCCTTAAAAGCGATAACCCAGAAATCATAGTCTGTTTCAGGAACAGAACCTTTCCATAAATCTATACAATGTCTAAAGACATTCTTGAAGGACTTTTCATATGCATTTGCATTTCTGTATAGAGGATTGGGAGGATCAAACTTTTCTAAGGTATACTTTTGAACCGCACGGTCAGAAAATCTGATTCCAGAATACTCAACATAGTCGTTCAGAGTTCTGGCATTTCCAAAACCATATTTGCCAAAATCATAATCTGCAAAGTCATCGTCAACACCAAGTAGTTGCTTAACTCTCTTTAGAGACTTATTGTTAAGGTCTATCCACTTCT